AAAACATCCTGTACTTGCTGATCCTATTAAGGGTAATTCAGTTAAATCAAATATCATGGGTTATTTAAATTCTAAAGGCTTCACAAATGATGATGTTTCAAGAATTTATGATTCAAGATATTTTGATGTGATTATGGATGGTATGAAAGCTAATGCGACTAAACCCAATTTAGTAAGTAAGAAACTTAAACCATCTACTGTTGTTAAGTCTGGTGTTAAAACTACTAAGGAAGATATAAATAGTCAATCTAGGTTGAAGAAAATGAATACGTTGAAGAAAAGCGGAAGCACAAAAGATGCTACCGATTTACTGATGCGTTATCTATAAACAATAACCTAACGGAGAAAACAAATGGCTAAATACGGAACATACACAACAATTGGTATAAGAGAAGATATAGCGGACATAATTTATTCAATTAGTCCGACAGAAACTCCTTTTATGTCAGGTATTGCTAAAACAAAAGCAACAAACACACTACACCAATGGCAAACAGATGCACTAGCTGATGTTGCTGCTAACGCAGCAGTTGAGGGTGCTGATATAGCTTATGGAACTATGGCTCCAACTGTAATGGAAAACAACAGCACTCAAATTTCTACTAAAGGAATTCAAGTTACTGCAACTAACGAAGCTGTAACCCATGCTGGAAGAAATAATGAGATGGCTTACCAAGTAGCTAAAGCTGCAAAAGAATTAAAAAGAGATATGGAAACTGCTCTTTTATCTAATGTCGCTAAGTCTGCTGGTAATGCAACAACTGCAAGAAAACTTGGTGGATGTCCAACTTGGTACGAAACTAATGTTGACGCAGGTACTAATGGTGCTGGTGCTGGTAATGGTGCTATAAGAACAGATGGAACTCAAAGAGCTTTTACTGAAGATCAGTTAAAAGGTATTTTGGTTAGCTGTTACAATGAAGGCGGAAACCCTAACATGATTATGGTGAATGCTTTTAACAAACAGAAACTATCTGGCTTTACAGGCGGTTCTACTAGATTTGACGCAGCAGAAGATAGAAGATTAATTACTTCTATTGATGTATATGAGTCAGACTTTGGAACTATGCAAGTATCTCCAAACAGATTTATCAGAGGTGCTAACAGTACATCTGCTAAAATCGGACAAGATGCTCACATCCTAGATATGGAATATTGGGCAGTTTCTTTCTTAAGAGATTTCTCTCTGCAAAATCCAGCACAAACTGCTGATGCAGACCAAAGATTTATGGTAGCTGAGTACACTCTTGAGTCAAGAAATGAAAAAGCAAGTGGTTTAATCACAGATTTAACTACTTCATAATAAATCTAAAGTGGTGGGGGAATTATCCCCCATCATTCAATTAACAATTTTGTTTGGTCTTTGAAGTCAATGACGGAACGAAGCAAATAAATAGGATAAAAAAATGAGAACATTAAACGATTACTTTATTACATCTGCAATTCCAGATGTATCAACAGCTTCATCAACTTTTGTTTGTGTACCTGATGGTGGAAAAATTATTAAAATCATCACTCACAACAAAGCAGTTACAACTGGTACAGCNGCTATTTCTTTTGAAATAGGTGGTGTTGCAGTAACTGGTGGTGCAATAAGTCATACTGCANCAGGATCTGCTGGTAGAGTTTTAACTNCTGCTCCAACAGCTNNNAATACTGTTGCTGAAGATGGTACTATTGAATGTATTACTAATGGTAGTTCAACAAATACTTCTAAAATGGAAATTACTTTCGTAATTAGAAGATAATAGTATATAACAATATTTGGGGGATCTTACCTAGCGGTACTTCCCCCTTAAAATTAGGAGAAAAAAAATGAGTTTTAATTACGCACTAAGACCTACTACAATACAAAAAATAACAATGGCTGGAAGTGCTGCATCTATTGCATCATCAGCTTTTGGATCACAAACTGAATATGTAAGAATTTGTGCTGCAACAGATTTTCATATTATATTTGGTGCTGCACCAACTGCAACTGCTAGTCATATTTTTATACCTGCTGACCAACCTGAAATTTTTAAAGTTTCACCAGGAGAAAAGGTTGCTGCTTTAGGTGGAAACAATGCTATTATTTCTATTACTGAAATGTCTGGCTAATGGCTAAACAAAAGTTTACTCACTTTGTTCCAAGAGATCAGCCTAAAAAACGACCAGGTTGTCATAAAAAATCTCAGAACAAATCTGAATGTAGGCAAAAAAATCAAAATAGATATAAAGGTCAAGGCAGATGAGAAAAGATACAGTTATTGATGGTTTAAAAAAAGAAACATTTTCCCTAGATGATATGGAAAATAAAATTGTTGTAAATGAAGAAGTTAATATAGATCCTCATTTAAAGCATAATAAAATATTATTAAATCAAGATGATGGTTATTCAAAATCAAGAGATTTAAAAAGAGTAGCTAGTATTCCAACTTTAGCTTTAAGTGTATGGGCAAAAGAGTATAATGGTGATAGTAATTGGTTTGCACTTCCTAAAGAAGTACAGAATAAAATATTAAAAACCAAACTAAATAGTAATGAGTTTCAATATTTTAAAACAGCAGAAGGTAAATTATAATGGCATTAGCGACTTACGCAAATTTAAAAACATCAATAGCAAACTGGTTAAATAGAACTGATCTTACAACTGAAATATCTGAAGATTTTATTGTTTTAGCAGAAAAAGATTTTAATTCTAAATTAAGAATTGGTAGAATGATAGAATCAAATGCTTCATTTACTATTGATTCTGAAACAGAAACTTTACCAACAGGATTTTTACAAGTTAGAGATTTTTATATTTTAGAAGGTGGAACTAAACATTCTTTAGAATATATTACACCTGCTCAAATGGATCAAATTAGAGGTAGTTCAACTACTGGAATGCCAAGAACATTTACAATACTTGGTGATAATTTTAGATTTGCTCCAGTTCCTTCAAGTTCTTACACAGGAGTTATAAATTATTATAAAGAATTTGATGCTTTATCAGATTCAAATACTTCTAATTATATTTTATCTAATCACCCTTCAATTTATTTATATGGTGCTTTATATCATGCTGCTAATTTTTTAGGTGGTATTGAACCAAGACAAGTTCAACAATGGCAACAACAATATGTAACCTCTCTTGAAAGACTTGAGAGAAATGACAGAGAAGATCAATATGGAAACGCACCTTTACAACAAAGAGGTGATGTAGCTGTTTCAGGTTCTTTTAATGATAGATCAAGAGTTATTACAAATAATAATGGATAAAAAAAATGATAGATAAAAAAGAAAAAAAATTAATAAAAAAACATTCTCCTCATCATACTAAAAAACACATGAGTATAATGCTTAAAGAAATGATACAAGGAATGAGTTTTAGTAAAGCTCACAAAAAAGCTATTAAAAAAGTAGGAAAATAATGCAAATACCTTTTGGCGAATGGTTACCAGATCAACCAGAACATAATAATCCTGGTGCTAATGTAGCTAACAATGTTTACTATGCTTTAAATTCTTATAAAAGATTTCCTTCATTAGTTAATTATTCTACAAATACTACTACTAAAGATTCAAGAGGTGCAGGTTCTTTTAGAGATAATGCTAATACTGTATTTAATTTTGTAGCAACACAAGATACTCTTTATGAATTAACTGGTGGAGCATTTACAGAAAGAGGAGCAAGTGGAAAAGTATTAAATAATTCTTTTGCAACTTGCACAATTACAGTTTCTGATTATGCAAATATTGGTGCTGGTAAAACTATTACTTTATCTAAAAATGATGGATCAACAATTGTATTTACTTCAACAACAGGAACAGCATCTGGACTTTTATTTAAAGTAGAAACAAATAATAATACCACAGCAACAAATTTAAAAACTACTATTAATGCTCATGCAGATTTTTCAGCAACAGTATCAGATGCAGTAGTAACAGTAACAAGAGCAACTATTGGTAGAGAAAATTTAACTAATGTATCTTCTGATACAGCAAGATTAACAACAACTAATTTTGTAGGTGGAACTCCTTTAACTGGAGATGAAACAGATTATGTTACATTTACTCAATTCGGTAATTATGTAATTGTAAGTAATGGTGTAGATCCAGCTCAATTTTATTTAATGGGAACATCATCTGCTTTTGCAAATCTTTCAACTATTGGAACATCAGGTACTGTACCAGTATTTAAATGTTCAGGTGTCATAAGAGATTTTTTAGTAACAGGTAATCATGTTGGTGCATCTAATAGAATACAATGGTCTGGAATTAATGATATTACGACTTGGGAATCTGGAACAAAACAATCAGACTTGCAAGACCTACCAGGATCAGGTGGACAAATTGTTCACATAACTTCTGGAGAGATTGGTTATGTATTTAGACAAAACCAAATAATTCGTATGGACTATGTCGGTGGTGCAACAGTATTTAGACTATCAGTAATTTCGCCAAATAGAGGTGCAGTATATGGAAGAACAGTTTGCCAAGATAATCGTAGAGTCTTTTTTTATGCTGATGATGGATTCTTTGAAGTTAATGGAGATCAAGTTACAGCAATAGGTGCAGAAAAAGTAAATAGATTTTTTGATTTAGATTTAAACAAAGCATTTGCTGATAGAATAGTTGCAGCAACAGATCCTTTTAATCAATTAGCAATTTGGTTATATCCATCTTCTGCTGATACATCTAATACTACTGGTATTTGTGATAAAGTTTTAATTTATAATTATGCTACTCAAAAATGGTCAACTGCTACTACCAATGCTAGTACAATATTTTCACAATTCGTTGGAGCTTATACAGTAGAACTTATGGATATTATTTCAGAAAACTTAGATAATATTAATATATCACTAGATACTGATTTTTGGTCTGGTGGACAATTATTACTTGGTGCAATAGATAACAATTTTAAAGCTGCAATTTTTTCAGGTACAGATAATATTGGAGAAATAGAAACTACAGAATTAGAGTTGTTTCCAGGAACAAGATCGTCTATAATAGGTGTAAGACCTATAGTAGATGCAACAGCTACAGTTACTTTAAAAACTAGAGATAGACTTGCGGATAGTGCTACAGAATCAACTGTTTCAAGTATGAACTCAACAGGCATTAATCCAGTAAGACAATCTGGAAGATATGTTAAAGTTAATGTTAAAATACCAAGTGGAGGAGCTTGGAAAGATGCTCAAGGAATAGATTTAGTTGCATCAAGATCAGGGTTGAGATGACAGATAAAACTGATATAGATAATGTTAGATACAGTTTTGAAACACAAGAGTTTTTTCAAAGACAAATTGAGGAAGCTATTAACGCATTAATAAATGAAAAAAATCAAGAAAATAATAAAGCATTTACTTGGTTCTTAGGAGATTAAAATGGCAGGTATAAAAGATTATTCCACAACCCAAGCAAGTAATACTGATCTTAATGGTATTTCTACTGCTGAAGGAATGCTACCTTCTAATCTAAACAACGCCATAAGGGCGTTAATGAAGAATACTAGAGAATGGTTTAACGATAGTCAATGGGTAGAGTATGGAGATGGTTCAGGTGCTTATACAGCAGCTTATGTAAGTGGTACTGCATTTACAATTGCAGGTGTTAATGTAACTTCTTTTTATCATGCAGGAAGAAGAATAAAATTAATTGCAGCAACTCCTGGTACAATTTTTGGAACAATTAGTTCATCATCTTTTTCAACAAACACAACTGTTAATGTAACATGGGATTCAGGTTCATTATCAAGTGAAGCTATAACTAATGTTTTTGTAGGTGCTTTATCAAAAACTAAT